TTGGGAATAAAACCCAAAAAACATGAAATGAACAACACTAAGTTCAAATGGAACAATGAATACTCTTTTCATCCAGCGATAGATGAATCTCTTCATCCCCCTAGACAAAAAGACAAAAATGATGTAGAATGAAATTATGACTTTAACCACATTTTCTAAAAAAATAAAGAAGGACACATCTAAATCTCACTCAATGGCAGAGAACACTGGGTTTGTTACCAATTTTCTCGCTGGTGTGGTAAGTAAAGAGAGTTATAAACAACTTATTGCAGACTTTTACTTCATATACAGTGCTCTTGAGGAACAAGTAGACAGATTTAAAGATGATCCTTTTATCGCACCTATAGCGTTTGATGAACTCAAACGTGTGCCTTCTCTCGAAAAGGATTGTGAGTTTTATTGGGGAGAAAATTGGAGAAATACTATTTCTCCTACAGATGCCTGTAAAAATTACGTCAAGAGAG